CTTCTTCCCTAAGTCATAGTGAAAATACATCTCCTGGAATGGATTTGCTTTATCATGTTGATACGGTACGATTCGAACTTGTTGTTTACCTGGTTCAGGTTTCCACAGATTGTTTTGACGAGTGGTCTGTGTTTGTAACTGATTAAGTTTGTTACGGATTGCATTTAAGTCAATTGCCATTTTTTACTCCTTTTTATGTTGATTATTAATTAATTATTATTAAATATAAGTACATTTTCTCCTAAGTCAAAGAGAAATGTTGAAAATGTTGTCATTTAGTATTTGTTATTTTATATAAATATGTACTGATTTATAAATCAATACGCTTATATAGACGTAAATGTACATGGCGTACATCTTGGTCTTGAGTCAATAAAAGGGAATCACGGTAAGTGTCCCAATTAATGACAAAGGTTTTATCTAGTAATCCGTTATTACATGCACGAATGATGGCATTTAATGCATTAACCGTATACAATGTATTTGTTTCTTTCTTTCTATGAATCATTATTGTATTTGCCGTTTGATGTCTTGTATCATTGGCAATGTTATAAGTGATATATGCATCTGCAGGTATTTCCGAATCTGTAAATACAAACAATCGTCTTTCTAGAATTGTATAACTACTTGTGATATGGTCTACAATAATGTTTAAATCTTTCTTATGTGCAAATGTGCATAGTAATTGCGGCTTCACTTATCTCCTTCTCTTTGGCGATCTTCTAGACGTTTTTTCTTTATCAGCTAAACTAGCTTCTAGAATGTATATAGTACCTTGTGATATTGTTTTATATCTGAAGTCCGTTGTAATATTAATTTGACTCTTTCTGAATACGATGAATGGTAAACTTCCTACTAGTTTATTCACAACTTCTTGTAAATCAGTTGCCATTGATTCTGGATCTCGTACATATTTTAATCTATTCGCCAATACTAAAATCTTGTTTTCATTAGGCGACATAGCATCTGATGTAAGTTTTATAGTTAATTTATTGCCGGTTATTTTTGGAAGTTCTTCAATTGCATATGAAACCGGAGTTGTATTTGCACCGCGTAATGTTATCATTGTATAACCTGTGGTCTTGGTATCTTTAAAGTCCTCATTCATATTTTCATAAAAAGTATTAAATAATGCTTTAATAGTCATTGAAAATTCTCCGCCTTTAATAAAATCACCGTCTTTAAAGATTTCTTTAGCTTGATCCCCAGCTGCGCCTAAAATAGCAAATGTAGGATCTATATCATGAATAGCATTAATATAGTCAATCGTATCTATGATATGATACCAAAATTTAAATCGTGTAACTTTACCTTTAGTTCCTAAACGTATCCCTGATGAATCATCTGGACGATAATCTTTTACTTCATATTTCTGAGATCCAATGCGTACGTCGAATGATTCGCCGCCACCACTATTACGTGCTCCAGGTATTAACCAAGCGATAAAAAATTCACCTTTTCCCATACCTTCTGGTTTTACTTCAAAAAGTTTTTTACCTACACCTGAAGCGTACTGGTCTGGTGATATATCTGATACACCTTTCAGTGTATATAAGTTTTTAGCAAATTCAGTTGCATCGGCTTTTGACAATGAATTTAAAAAAGATAATAACTGTTCCGTTGGAATACCGCCTGGTATATATGAAAGAAATTCTTCAAACTCCGATTGTTTGTTCTGTGCAGTTACTTGATCTAACAAAGCTTTATTAGTTATATCAGCTATTGTAGCCTCTTTTAAAAGTTCTTCATTTAACTTGCCAGCTGCATACTCTTGCATTACTTCATCTAAAACTCTAAGTTCTTCATCAGTATATGGATGAGTGGCATATCCTTTTGGTAAACGATAAAACCATTCTGCTAAAACTTCATCCATCGCACCTTCATCAATCTTTAAAAGAGTTTCTGATGCTGATTCTGTAATTGCATGAACTTGTTTTGATTCTTGTAACGTCTCTGACTCATCGAACAAAGCATTCAAGTCAATAATATTATCCGAAGTATCTTTCTTCATAGTGTAATAAATCTAATTTGTTTGAAACGTCTACCAATTGTGCTGCATTTAATAGATCAGATGCCTCTGCAATAGATGCGGTTTGAATATCTACAAACTCTTGCAAGAAGTTAAATGTCATTAAATGTTGGCCGAACACTTGCGCTGCCCAACCCATGTACTTATCACCTAAAGCATATTCAATGGCATAAGTCTTGTTAACGGTGTCAATTAAATGAGCAAATTCTACATTAAATCTAACTGCCGGTAGTATTGGAGTTGCATTCCAATCTACTATATACTTTTGCAATTTACCTGCATGCTCTAGTTCGGCATTAGCTTCATTTGCAAAATATTCAGCTGCCTTTGTATAACCTACACCTGCGGCCCAGTTAGCAGCACCTCTATAAAAATAGTGTGCTGTATATTCTTCTGCCAATGCATTGTTTAATAGATCTACAATCTCCGGAGTAAGTGTTTTTGGAACTAAAACGCTATCTTGTGAAGATACAACGTTACTAACCGTTGATTTTGGTAATTCTGTCATAGTGATATCTTTTGTTATAAATATTGATATATAAATAAATATCTAGCTAACTCTATTAGTCATGTCTTGCATAACATGATAGTTAATACCAGCCTTTATCTTTACCGGAAACTTTCCATTGCCGCTCATAGCAGATTGCATTTCTAAAAGAAACTTCTTGCCATCGTTCATATCAAAATCAAATAATACAGAGTCATAAGTATACAAAACCAATTGTGATTCATATCCTTTAATACTCTGTAACTCTTTTAATACTCGTATGTTATGTTCTGTTTCAGTGGCTTGTAGTAGATAGTTAAATAACTTATTGGCATTCATTTCTGGCATATGATTTTTATACATAGGCCGATTGAAGCGGGGAGTATAAATAACTCCATGCTTACGAAATTTAGTCCACAAGTCTTTTATATAGTCTCGAGTCTTTCCAAAGAATGGTATCTGAGCAAATTCATCATCTATTCCGCCGTACAATAATCGGAAGGTTATTTGTTTACTTTGTTCATACTGCTCATTCGTTAATGCCTCAGTATCAAAGTATTGTCTACCTAAGTAAGTATGTACAGACCCTTCTGGAAATGTATATCCTATTAGGTCTGCGATCAATCGTACGTGATATGCATCAAAGTCAAATTCAACCAGCATTCCTTTTGCATGTCTACTAGTAAATGCAGATCTACTACCATCTTCTTTATTAAGAGCTGCATAGTTAATTCCGTTAAACTTGTTACTAGGTCTGCCGGTACTTGTATACAAGTTATACTCTGTATATGCTGTATTATTGATAATACCGTTAGTCTTGAAATGTTCCGTAAAAGCATCGTAATCTACATGTATTCCGTTACGTTCAATTCTACCAAACGCTCCCATAGCATCTGTATCATATACTTTAAAGTCTTCCGTTAGTTTATATTCATTGTACACTTCCATAAACTTTACACGCATGGCAATACATCGTTCTATATGCTTTGTTATTGGAAGCCAGTCATTTACATTAGTTTCATTATACCACCAAGTGTTCCAAGTATCATGCGCTGTTGTATTTACATCATCTAACGGTAACATCTTACCGGTATGCCACCATGCAAACAGATCGGCATCATAACACGGTTTACTATATGTATTTTGTAGTCGCTTCTTTGCTAATACAAAGATACTAGCATCACTTACTAGTTCTTGTATTAGTTCGGTTTGAAGGCATACACAATCCGTATGTTCGAAAGGAATGATATAGTCTAAGTCAGACTCTATACAATATATGTAAATAAAACTTATACGATTGTTTTGATAGTGTCGGTATGTATCAGAATATACGGGAATCCAGAAAGAATTTTCTTTCCGAATCATATCTCGTACATGGCTAAAAACTTCTATAGACTCTACGATCATACTCTAAATATATGATCATTACTTCAAATAGACAAATCTTTTATTGATTTCCTAACTCCCAGGCACCACACCAATGTGTATCACGTA